GAACCAATATATCTTTCGCTAAACACATAATCAAGCTTGATTGAGTCTGGCGAAAATACTGATTGCTTTAATTTAAATAAACCAAAAGATAAAGTATCATCGAAATTAACAGTATCGATATTAAATGTACTTGCATTCTCTAATACTTGTGATAAGCTATTGCCTTGCTGGCCATAATTTAAAACCCCTGCAGGTTGATTATCAGATAATGATGATAGACTGAAATTTAATCTAGTCGATGGTACAGTAATATAATTCGTTGTGTTTGTAGCACTTTGCGTTACTGTTTGTACAGTTAAGATGTCATCAAAGTTTGATGTAGGACTTAAATTGGAATTGTCTATAATACCAACATAATATCCTTCAAATAAATTGTTAACGGTTGTTTGAGCTTTGTTGAGCACAATCATACCAGCATTTCCTAAATCACTAAATGAACTGAATGAAGATTTGCCTGCGTTGCTCCAATTAAAGCCACTACCTTGTAAAATATTATCGTATTGTTGGGCTGTTAACTCAAAGTGAGTTGGTTCACCGAATACATAAAGTACACCAGATGCTTGAGCATTGTATGTAGTTAAGAATTTACCATATTGTGATGGCTGATTTGTGTAGTCAATGTTAATTGCAGAGCAAGGATAAACTAACGCACCATAATTTGCACCAAACCCAGTGCCGTTATTTGCACCGTATGGTAACTTGTAGGTATAAACATTTGCTGTGGTATTAAGCAGAGGAGCTACTGAATGATAAAAATATCTTTCAGCAGGTGTCTGAGGTTGTCCGTAGACATTAGTAAAATCAGATATACTTGTAACTTGTAAAACTTCATCAGTAGGACCTGTTGCAGCAAACCCTGCTACTAACACATTTGTACCTGTAGGTACCACTGGACCTTGAGATAAATCGATTTCTGAAATTTGTACGCCTGGAGATTCAATTGAGCGAGCCATATGTAATTATTTATGATTTCGCGGACAACTTTTACAACAATTCAGCAAAGAACTGAGAAAAGGCAAATGAAAAAGAAGATTCAATTTCACCAGGCTCTCTATAATTATAATCTATCCCATTAAGGAGAACAGGAAATGCTTTGGTGTAAGTAAATTTAATAACATTGACGTCAAATTCATCTTTACCAAAGATAGTTAAATCAGTTTGGTATTGACTTGGGCTTAATTTTACTGGTAATTTGGTATACTCTACAGGAGGTATAGTTGGATCATCTGAATTATAAAATGATTCCTTTTCATTATTAAGAATATCCAGCCATTTATATATAGCCCAATAATTGTTAAATCTGTTATCAATAGTAAAGTTTACAGTTATATTATTATACGGCGGTCTACTATGAGAAGACAATTTATATGTCTGGCCACTATAGCCTGCTGCTACTTCTGGTACAGATATCTCTGGTATAACTGATCCAAACACTGAAAATTGAACTGAATTTTCATTTACTGAGTTATTACTTCTACCTTTCAATGATTGGTTATTAATGTCTCTCATAACTGGCGGTAAGTTTATAACAAGTAAAAACTTATCTAACCTATTCTTATTAAGTTGTGATTGTGTTACTTTATCTACCATTGTGTATTTTATATCCGAGTTGTATTAAATTTTCCATTTCACTTAGACCGGTATTTTTATCTGATAAAATGGTAGGCATTGCTGAGTTGTTACCATCCGTATCATTATAAAGAGAACCTGGGTTAGTATAATATTTAATACCAAAATCTAATTGCTTTAATATAAGAGGTCTATTATTAGAGTCATGTTGTATAACTTCAAAGTGTTTATCAACCAAATCTTTATCTAATATAATTAACGCCCATACAAAGCTCATCACTCTATCATCATGATAACCTGCTCCTTTTTTAGCTGACCAGGTACCGTTACTATGGCGAACAAAACTTTTAAATTCTTTTAAAAGATTTATATCCCTGATCTGCACTACCTCAAGTTGGTTTACCCAATACCTCATGTTGGTTATACCTGTGTACTTTGTATTTGTATGTACTACAATACCGAGTTGGTCTTTTTGTCTACCTGCTGTAGCTGCCCCCCATGAAACAATATTATCATATCCAAAAGTATTACGTAGCCCATCAACAACTTGTGCACCGCAATTATTTCTTTCAACACAAACAAGAGGTCGACCCCATTGAGCTAAAATTTCATTTAACTTACTTGTAAAGTTTACTGGTGATATACCACTATTATGATAGCATGCAACTTGCCTTATATTTGTCAATTCAGTTATGTCTATAACTTGTATGACTGTTGCATCTTTATCTATACCTTCACTCACATCGACCCCAGCAACGTAAATTTTATCATCTTTAGGCTCTTCCCAAATTTGATAGTTACCTTCTTCCATAACATATAACGGTTGCTTTATATAAACTGATAACTTATTATATAACTCTTCATTAACAGAACTCTCACCTGAGTCTAAGAATTCACAATTAAATTCTTGATTGAATGCATCTAAACTACCAATGGTTGCAACTGTTTCAAGCTTCCATTTTTCATCTCTACCAGGAATTTCATTCCATAAAATTTTATCCCCAGCCCAACCGTTCTTATTATTTTCAGCCCCTGAATATAATGTATGAAATAAATTACCTGTACCGTTAGCAGTTGATGCAATAAAAATTTTAGATTTTTTAGATGATGATACGATTGGATAAACTGATTTCCAAAACTCTTCAACTAAATGAGGTTCAATAAACGCTAACTCATCTAATAATAGAACGTTTATTGATTGTCCTCTTGCTGCCGTCCCAGTTGTGGTTGATATACCTATTCTACATCCATTGGCTAATGACATTGATGTCTTACCATATTCCTTTACACCAGGTTTAATCCAATTTGGTAACTCTTCGTATGCTAATCTAATTCTTCTAAAGATTTCAATAGCAGTGTTCTCTTTATTTGCTACAATTAATATGCTTTGATCTTCTTGAAAACAAGCAACCCATAAAGCATATATGGTAAACAAAGTTGTTTTACCGATCTGTCTACTAGCTAATAATATAAAGAACCTATTGTCTCTCATCTTTCTTAATACTCTCTTCTGGCATAAATGCAACTCTATGCATTGCTTACCTTCATCTAATGAAACAATATGAAAATAGTTTTCTGCAAAGTAAAGTATGTTATTTGCACACTTTTTTAACGACGTTGCCATCTCCGCAGTATACTCGAACTGAGAGTCGCTAGCAGGTAGGTTTGGGTTATTTAGGTAATTCTGTTTGTTTTTAATCACGGGCGATATAAATATTTACATGTCAATGGCTAATAATCTATTAGAAATATGGGGTTTGTATAACAGCAAAGTGCTTAATGAAAAAGCACCTGCAGCTCATCCTCCTGGTAAAAAGGCAGCTAAAATGTCGACGAAGCCAGGTCCTGGCCCAGTCTTATTAAATGATCCTAAAGCAGGTGCTATAGGTAGAAAAGACACAACTGGTCCAGAAGCCGCAGATAATTTTAATGGCCCTTCTTTTAATAGAAGCATATCTGACTTAAAGACAATGACAGATAAAGATAAGAAAGATAAGCCATATGTAGCTCAACTTAATGTGTCTGTAGAAAATTTTGATAAGAATCTCGAGAAAACAACGAAAGCCGCTATAAATAATAATATGAAATCTACTTTTGATAAGTTATTCGAAGAAGTTATGAACAGTGAAGACGACAAAGACTTAGTTGCTCTTGGCGTTGACGCCGATGCCCCTGAAGGTGATATGGAAGGCGATGTAACAGTTACATTATCTCCTGATCATGTAGAAGTTTTAAGAGCAATTTTAGCTCAAGTTGACGGTTTATCTTCTGATGAAGGTATGGGGGATGAAAGTATGTCAGATGACGATATGGGTACAGATGAAGATGCAGAAATGCCAAAACACGGTGAAGAAGAGTATGAAGCAATGCATCCAGAAGGAACAGAAATGGAAGAAGTTAAAGATTCAGTAGGTTTAGCAATGACAAAACATTCAAACATGAAGGTTGGAGATGTAACAGCAAAGCACGATGTTGGTGCAAACAAAGCTGGCACGACAACAATTGACGTTCCAGTTGACGGCAAAGGTAAGAACGTTCCAGATTCGGCAGGTTTAGCATTAACTAAACATTCAAACAACAAGCCACATAGCAAGATTAAAGGTAATAATCAATTAGCGTATGGTATTAAGTAATACTAATAAGTAGATTCAAAATTAAGCCTAAGATTTTAAGTCTTAGGCTTTTTTATGTATACTAATATTGCTTAAATATTAACATGGACATGTTTAAAGATTTTTTTAAGATAGGTGTTGATAAAAGACACCGTAAACCAATTATTGGTGGTACTGACTTTCAGAAAAAACATTTAAACATGGTACCTGCTAAATATAAGAAAGATAATAGTAAGTGTGAGAAGATAGAAATCTTAAAGACAAGACCAGGCAGGTTCTTTTGCGAACCTAAAGATGTTGAATATATAACAACAAATTTCTTAAAGGGTATACCAGCTAAGCCCGGTGAGTTAAAAACGTTAGGTGGTAAAATGAATATGAAATTTTATCATGATCCTAAATCTGGTAAGTGGGTAATTGAAAAACTATAACATATGCAACAAAATACATGTTTTCCGGGAATTATAGATTCAGATCAGAGTTGCTATAGATACCTTGATAAGAGTGTTATTGGTAATGAAGAGTATCTTTACAGCAATTATTATAGAGAACAAATTAATGTATATGGTACCGAAATAACTTATTTTGTTAATGCTTATAACGTATTAAGTGCTGATAACTTTTACGGTGAAGATCCTACTCGTCGTTTTGCACCTGGTAAAACAATTATAGCAATTGTTGAGTTATCTGAAAATGCTACTACCCTATCTAAGTTTGGTTTTGAAGCAGATGATGAAGTTACAATTTACGTTCATTTATCATCATTCTATGATGCCTTTTATGATATAGGGGTTAATAATTTAACCCCAGAATATGTTCAAGACACTAGTATAGATTCAGAAAATGAAATTGATATTGCTACAGAAACGCCAACAGTATTCGAAACCCAATATAATCAAGTACAACCAAAGTCTGGTGATGTGTTTGTGTTAACTGAGTACGGTAAAGGTAGGCCTGGTAATAGAAGTGGTAAACAATTTGAAGTAACAGAAATTTTAGACGAAGATATTGCAAAGACAAATCCTTTAGGTGGACATTATGTCTGGATAATTAAAGGTAAGAGATTTGATTACAGTTTTGAGCCTGGATTATCTGCTGAAAATGGTAGTCAGCAAGTATTTGATAATGCTTATAATGGTATATTGTCTGGTGGTACACAAACATCATCCCCAGGTAAGAAATATAATGAACAAGATGCTGCTAATAAACCATTATTATCAATTAATGATGTAAGTAGAGAGATTATATTTGATATGCCTAAGAATGATAATACGGACGTATACGGAACGTACTAATTTTTTATTTAAAAAACTGTGCGTCGGGATATACTTCCTCTCTATCTCCTCTTACCCAAGCATCAACTTGATACTTCATATCCCGTTCTCTATCAGTAATAT